CTTTTTAATATTTACAATTTCAGCATTTTGATTGATTCTATTTTGATTTTCATTAAGAGTATTCAATAACTTACCCTTCAATGGAAATACACCATAAGTATTTCTGTCTTCTTTACTCAAACCTGATACAATTCCTGCCTTGGCTGAATCTCCCTCACACAAAATAAGAGTACACTGTTCTGATTTTGTGCTTCCTGCAAAATTTGCTCCCATATATTTAGGAATTCCACGAATATTTCGGGTTTTTCTTCCATCCGTTTTCTTAGCAAGTTTACTATCTTTAATTTCTGTCAAACTAATAGCCGCATCCATAATACCCATTTTTGCAAGTTTATCAATAAATTTATCACTAATTTGACATTTAGAACCAAATTTTGATTGTGGAGTATTCAATGATTCTTTTGTTTGACTATCAAAACTAGGATTTTCAATAATACAATTTACAAAAAGCATAATTTGTTCTTTAATTGTTGTAGGTTTAACCTTAATCTTCTTTTTTTTCTCAATATATGCAGTCAACTTTCGCACAATTTGATTTAAAAGATATTCAACATGTTTTCCTCCTTTAATAGTATTAATACCATTTACAAAGGAAACTTGTGTGAATTCATCTAATGGACTCACGCAAGCAACAACCTCCCACCTATCATTAGGTTTCTCATATACACGTTTTGTTTCAGATTTAGGTCCAATATATGAATCAATATACTGTTCAAAATTTTTATTGTGAACTAGTTTACCATTAAACTTAACTTTCACACTTTTATCAGTTACTATACCAATATCATATGTTCTTTTCTTGAAAAGATTAAACATATCATCTGTCAAACTTTTAATGCCAAATCTTTCATAATCTGGTAGAAATTCAACCTTGGTATAAGCACCCTTTGTTGTTTTTCTAATTTTAGGTTTTTCAATAATATTTAAATTATCACGAAAAGTTTGTTTATACTTTTTTTTGCGAACATGATCAACGGTTTCTATTTTACCCCATTTTGAATAAATCAACACAAGTTTAAATCCAAAACCATTCTTTCCACCAACAATTTTCTTTTCTTCTTTATTATAATTGGTAGATGTTCTTAAATGACCAAAAATCATTTCTGGAATCCACAAATCATTTTCAGGATGTTTGGCTACATCAATGCCATTACCATCATTATACATTGTAATAACTCCTGTTTTTCTATTCACATCAATACTAATTTCAGTTACTGGAACAATATTTTTTTCCTTGTTTTTCTTTTTTTGTTGAAGTCTAATAACGTGATCTCTACAATTTACAATACCTTCATCAAAGAGTTTATACAAACCACCTATAAAGTCATAATCTTGATATGTAATTTCATCATTTTCATTTAATGTCCAATATTTTATATTATCGCTATCAACAGGACCAATATATGTATCTGGAGCATCTAAAATATGCTCTATATCGGTTTTCTGTTGATAGGTTTCTGCTAATTTTTGTTCAGCCGAGGATGATGTCATTGACATAATAAAGATATTGTTGTATTTCATCTTTAAATATTTTTCAATTTTTGTTATTTAGTTTTTTGTTATTTAGTTTTAAATAAATTAAATAACATAAAAAAAATTATATTTCATCCTGAGTAATTATAAAGTGAAGCAATAATTCAACTGGTTTTGTATTCGCATTACCATTGGAAATTAAAATAGATAAAATTAATTTATTATTCTTTTTCAACTTGGTTTGAGGTATACTATAGTATTCTAAATGTTGATTTATACTTTCAAGAAGTTGTTCGTATGAAAGTGCATTATTAATATTACAATTGTTTAATTCAGTCCATTTATCTGCTATCATTAACTCACGAGTAATGTCTATATATGAACTACGAGACCATTTATCACTTGTCAAGCCAACATCTTGTTCCCATAAATTAATAACTTCTCTCATTAGATTATAACCATGATTTTCTACAGTTTTACCCACTCCAGATGCATATCTCCATCCTTTTATTAAATGTTTATTATTAGATAATATAGACAATGCCGTTTGTAATATTGGCATACCAAATTCTTTATTATATTTATAAAATAATTCTCTCATATTATCACCAGTAATACCATAATACTGAGAAAGTTGTGTTGTACTTCCACTATATTCAAAGAGTTCAACTTTATGAGAATTAGATTCTGTAATACTTTCAGTATTAACCTTAAGTTGTGCAAATACAACTCCTTTACTTGTAGAAACAGTAACTGGGTCAAGAACTTCTAATATACTTTGTAAGTGATGAATAACGCCATTTGTTGCCAAAAAGTCGGCATTAATTATTTTAGATATATTATCTCTAGCAAGAACCCATAAATCATTACTTGAATCTTTATGAAATTTCAGTCTTGCACCAGACAAAGTTGAAACTTCTGTATTAGAAGAAGCAAGTCCATCGATATCAGATAACTTATAGTTTCCTAAAACAACATGTGATTTTAAAAAATCTATTTTCCGTGCGTCAGTTAAACCAGAAAATGTAGAATTATAGGTTGAAAAAGCATTGCTATTTGGAGCGAGAATTGTATATTTTGTATTGATATCATCTAACGTATCTATTATATTATATTGAACTAAATAATTATACAAAGTTTCTAATGCTGTATTGTAATTTGATGGCGTTGCAGTCGTAGTAATATCCGTCCTAGAAAATTCTATTATATTTTTAACCGTATTTGTTCCAGCAGTAGGTTTGGGTAATGTAGAGTCATATACCCATGGTCCAGCGGGGGGAAATAAAGTAGCCATATATATTTAACAAAATATAATTTTTTTATTATTAAAATTATATTTAAATAACATAACCAAAGAAATACCAAACATATTGCCACCAAGTCTGTCCGCCTTTTTTTTGATATTCGATTTCTAATCTTATATACGAATCTTTAAGCAATCTTTGTAAATCCTGCGTTTCTTCTCTTAAAATATCTATTTTTTCACGGTTTTCCCACATTTATTAATATATTACTATAAAATCTTTTATTGTTATAAAATCTTTTATTGTTATAAAATCTTTTATTGATATAAAATCTTTTATTGATATAAAAATTTTTAAATATTTAGTAATATTTAAATTTATTTTTGATTCGTAAAATATATTTTCTCAATATAATTTATAATGGTTAGAAGAACTAGAAAAAGTAAACGCGGCTCTAATGGTAAATACAACATGAATGGAAGAAGTTTCCAGATGCTTGTAGGTTCTCGCGCACAAGTTATGAACGGAACTGCTTACAAAACAACGTATGGTGCAGTCAAGCCTAAGGGCGATGCTCTTACTAAGACACATTTGAAATACAATAAAAATGGTAGAATTGTATCTAAAATTAAAAGTTCTAAAAAAGGAAAACTTTTAGCACAGTTAAGACGTGCAGGATACACTACTAAAAAAGGTAAATTTGGTGCCGTTAAAATTAACGGACGAAGAACTAGAAGCACAAGAAAAAGAAGAAAAACTCATAAAAAGAATAAACGAAGATGTAGACATAAGACCGGTAAAAGAAAGGGTAAATTCAAGAAATGTTAAATATAAACAATATTTAGTTAATGATATATATTTTTAATTAAACTTATAAGACCAACAACAGATATTCTGTTGTTTGTATTATATACTAAACATCTTTCAACAATAATTCCTATATTTTTAGGAACTTTATTTAAATATTTATTTAATATTAATAATACTTTATTTGATGTAGAAATATTAGTTGCATATTTATCCTCTTCAATATTAAATATAAAGGCATTTGTATAAAGCAGAAAGATTATAACCCCTATCGACCAAATATCTGTATTATAATAAATTTTTTTATAAAATAACATTTCTGGAGAAATATATCCAAAAGTCCCTAGAGCATTATCTATAATTTTATCTTTATAATTTCTACAAAAATTAAGATCAATAATATTAATTTTTACTGGATTTGTAGACTGAATAATAATATTTTCCGGTTTTACATCTAAATGAACCAAATTTAAAGTTAATAAACTTTCTAATCCATATAATATTTGCAGCATAGTTTCTATAATTAAATTTTCATTATTATAAAATATGCTGATTTTACTAGTTTCGCTTATATAACTAAATAAATCAACGCCCTGAATATAATCATAACAAATTACATCATTTAAATTTTGTTTAAATGAACAAATAAATTTAGGAAATTTTTCATTATTTAGGTTAGATATTGTTTTAAGTAATTTAATTTCTCGTTCAGCACTTACCTCCCAACCTTCTTTTATTACTTTACAAGTTATGTGCTTATTTTTTGTTATTTGTACTTTAAATACATTTGAACTTATACCAAATCCTATATAATTATTCTTTCGGGTTTTAAATAATTCTTTTTTTATTTTTTTTATATTATTACTTATATTTTCTGATTGTATATCTTCTTCATCTCTTACTTGACTATTTCTAGATAAACAACATAACATTTTTATATATATAAATATAATTAGTTCGTTTATATTCTTTTTTTTTCTTCATAAGTATTTAAAGATTTTAACAACATTAATAGTTATATGAATAATAATTATGTTTTGGAAATGAAAACTGTGCAAATTTCACCTATGAGAACTTTAATGACGGCATTAAAAGATATATTATTAGAAACAAATATTGTTTTTTCACAGGAATTAACAGATAAAAATGGTAAAGTATCTCCTGCAGGAATTAGAATTATTAATATGGACAAATCACATACTATATTAGCCCATCTTTTTTTAGATGCTTTCAAATTTGAACATTTTTATTGTAAATATCCAAAAATTATTATTGGTGTAAATATGTTTCATCTTTTTAAACTAATTAATTCTATAGATAATGACGATACGTTAACAATTTACATTGAAGAGGAAGATTATTGTGATGGAATTGTTGAACATCTTGGATTAAAATTTGAAAATGGTGATATTAAACAATCAAAAATTCAAAAATTAAAGTTGATTGAGCCCGACGAAGAAGAATTAGATATGCCTTCAGTTAAATTTTCATCCGTTATTAATCTTCCATCTTGTGATTTTCAAAAAATAATTCGCGATCTTAGTAATATATCGGAAAGACTTGAAATCAAATCTATAGGTAATGAATTAATTTTTTCATGTAATGGGCCTTTTGCAAGTTGCAAAATTCGCAGATGCGAAAGTGATGGAATAACAGAATTTATTAAGAAAAATGAAGATTCAACTGTTATACAAGGTGAATTTTCACTTAAAAATTTAGGTTATTTTAT